CGCGGCGGTGCCAGATGACTGAGGCCGAGCGCGCCACGACAGGCATACTGGCAAGTGTCAGCGACAAGCTGATCCGTGCGTTGCCACCGGCATTCTTGCTGCTGGTCATCATGAACATCTGTTTTCTGGGCGTCGCGGCGTACGTGTTTCAGCACAACACCGAAGTGCGCAACGCGATGATCCAACGCATCGTCGAATCGTGTCTGCAAAGGGACAAAACACCATGAAACACGTACTGTTCGTCGCGACTGCGCTGCTGGGATTTACCGTGCCCTATGCTGCCAATGCGACACTGATCCTCGATGAGAGCGTCAACGGCGGGGCGTTCACCACACTCTGCTCGGGCGGGCCTGCCTGCTCTCCGGGCGTTACCTTCACCGACCCAGCTGGCATCGTGTTCCTGATCCTCGGCGCGTCCTCCAACGCACCTGGCACGCTGGCCAATGGCGATGTGACCCAGGCTGCGGTGCGCGTTACCAACAGCAGCGGCGCCACGCAGAGTATCGTATTGCGCGCCGGCGACACGGGGTTCACCGCACCATCCGGCAGCACCGTCCTGAGCAATAACATCTCGGGCACCGTGGTCACTGGCAGCCCGGTCAACCTGTTCAGTTCGACCGCCTGCGCCAATCCGTCCGATGCGCAGAACTCGTGCGCCGGGGCGTTCCAGACGGCGGTGATCAATTCCAACATCACACAGTCGAACTCGTCGGGCGCTAACAGCAACAACCTGGCCATCGCCAATCTGCTGACGCCATTCAGCTTGACCGAGGCGATCGACTTCACGCTTGGTGCTGGGTCGGTGATCACCTTCTCGGCCAGCGCTGATGTGGTGCCGGCAGGCGAGCCGATGGGACTGGCGCTGCTGGGCGTCGGGCTGCTGGGGTTGGGCGTAGTGCGGGCACGCGCCCGGCGCTGACACGATGTGCTTCACGGAACAGATCGCCACAACTTACGCGCGCGAATGCGAGAGACTGCCGAGCGTTCGATGCCGTATTTCAGCGCTATCTGTCGTTGCAGCAGCGGCTCGTCGCGTATGGCGGTGACCTGTTCCGCCCCTATCACGGACGAGAACATGCTCGGGTGCATCGAGGAGCTTCGGGAGTTGTTCCTGCGGCGCCGGATAGCTGCGGACTGCACGCTGGTCCTGCCTGGGCTGACCGTGGATTTCCGCCTTGAGGGGCCTGCGCCAGAGGCGGATTACCGCTGATAACGGCGGTTATCACGGGTAATGGAGTTTCCGACGCCACCGTTCGGCTGTTCCTGTTTGGTTCGCCGCGACAAAGCGTGCGGCAGGTGCGGTATCTCGGGCTGCAACTGAACCTGCCGCCGAAGCCTCGGCCGGCATCGCCAGAGCCTCCGAAGCGAGTGCGGGGCGGGGCGTCGCTGCCGCCACTGCCGTCGCTGGCTGAAGGCCAAGATCCCTCTGGGTGAGGCCAGACGGCGGCTCCTCGCGTTGCTGATGGCGAAGGCGCGCGGGGGGACTGCCGAGCCTAGGAGGCACCCATGGGGTGTACTGGTTCGCCTGCCTGATCACTCTGCTCGCCACCACCTGGGCACTGCTCGGCCTCATCGCGTGGGCCATCGTGAGGATGCTGTGACGACCAACTACACCACGATGAGCGGCGCGGAGTTCCAACGCGAGGTCGGCGACGACGTCGAGAAATGGGCCGACGCCGCCATGCAGGACGCCGAGCGGGAGGGCTATGCGGTCGATCGTGACTGGCTGCTGAAATGGCTCAGCGATGCCATGGACGCCGCTCGCAAGGCTAAGCCACCACCAGTGATCCCATGAGCGACACAGCCATTTCCATGACCGCCAGCCGCGGCAGCCCGTGGCCCGCCGCCGTTCGCCATCTCAACGGCAACGAGACCGACTTTCCGCGCGATATCGATGAGCAGCACACGCGCCTGATCCAGTGGTTCGAAGAGGCTGAGAGATCCAGCCAAGACGGTCGTGAAGCGTCCGAGATGTACCGCAGATATTATAACTGCGAACAATGGACAAGAGCGGAACTCGATGTGCTAAATGCGCGTCACCAGCCGCCTATAAGTTTCAATTACGTAAAACGGAAAGTAGAGCTACTCTGTGGGCTAGAAAGAAAGGCCAGAACCGATCCGAAGGCATTTCCACGCACGCCCACCGAAGAAGACCGCGCCGACGCCGCCACTCAGGCGTTGCGCTACATCGCCGACGATAGCAACTTCCCGATGCTGCGCAGCGCGGTGTTCAACGAGATACTGGTCGAGGGCTTCGGCGGCTGTGAGGTCGGTCTGGAGGATGACGGGCAGGGCGGCGCTAATGTCACGCTGACGCAGGTTCCGTGGGATCGCATCTGGTATGATCCGCACAGCCGCCAGGATGATTTCCTCGATGCAAGATACAAGGGAATCGTCATCTGGATGGACCGGGACCAGTTGCACGAGATGTATCCCGATGCCCAGGATGTTATCGATACCAGTTTCTCGCATGGTGATGCGACACAGTACGACGACCGCCCGGCATATATGACATGGACCGATACCAGCCGCACCCGCTGCCGTGTCGTGCAGTGCCACTGGTCGCAGGAAGGCGCCTGGTGGAATGCGACATATACCAGGTCCGGCTATCTCACTGAGCCGCAGCGCAGCAAGTTCAAGGACCGGCACGGCAAATCTGCCTGTCCTCTGGTTCTGCGTAGCGCCTATACCGACCTGGACAACATGCGTTACGGCATGGTGCGGGATCTGATCTCGCCTCAAGACATGATCAACAAGGCCTTCAGCAAGGCGCTGCACCAGATGTCGGTGCATCAGGTAATTGCCGAGAAGGGCGCTGTGCAGGATGTCGATAAGGCGCGGCGCGAGATCGCTCGGCCCGACGGTTATGTCGAGGTCATGCCGGGGCTCAAGTTCGAGGTGCAGGACGGCACCCAAATGGCACAAGGGCAGATGGCGCTGCTGACGCATGCGGTGCAGGAAATGCAACTGTCCGGCCCGAATGCGGCGATGTCTGGCACCGATCCGCGGGAGCTCAGTGGCAGGGCGATCCTGGCGCAGCAGGCGGGTGGGGCAACGCAGAACGAGCCGCTGGCGGACGGGCTTAGGATGTGGGCGCGGCAGGTTTACGAGATGTGCTGGATGGCGGCGCGGGAATACTGGAGCGCCGGCAAGTGGGTCCGTGTTACCGACGATTTGCAGAATACCAGGTGGGTGGGCATCAACCGCCGCGTCACAGTGCAGGACGAGTTGGCACAGATGCCGCCGCAGCAGCGCGCGATGGCGATGCAGCAGATGCAGCTTGTCCCCGGTGATCCACGGCTCCAGCAGGTCATCCGCATCGAGAACGACATCACGGACCTCGATGTCGATATCACCGTGGCCGAGGGTCAGGACGTGCCGACCATGCAGGCGGAAAACTTCCAGACGTTGGTGCAGTTGGCCAGCGTGCAGCCGGGACTGATCCCTGGCGAGGTTCTGGTCGCTGCGAGCAGCCTGCGCAACAAGGACGACTTGTTGCAAATGATGAAGCAGCACATGCAGCAGCAGGGGCAGCAGCAAGCCCAGGCCGCGCAGATGGCCGGGCAGCACGCCCAGGCGCAGGTCACCGATATGCAGGCGAAGGCCGCGGCTAACTTCGCGCTGGCCCAAGAGCGTAAGGTCAACGCGGCGCGCGGTGTGCATGACATCCATGCCGACTTTAGCAGCGACCCATACGGGCAACCCAACGTGGCGCCGGACAATCCGCCGGGCGCATCGCAGCCACAGCAGCCTGATCCCGAGCAGATGCCGCCAGATGTTGCCCTGGCCACTCATCTCGCGGACTTGCGCGGGAAACACGCCAAAGCCGCGCTGGACGAAGCCAAGGCGACGCAGACAGCGCACCAGACTGTCGGCGAAATCGCCAATACGCATCAGATGATGGTAAATACAAACAGGTTGATACGTTCTCCAATACCGCAGGCGGCTCCGCCAGGGCAGCCTACGTGACGTGTTTCCACTGCAATCCGCATCTGATCCTGGAAACGCACGACCGATTTATGCCGAACACTTTAGCTACCTTGGCATTAGACATGCCGCTTGCTGACATTCTTCGGATCTGTCTCACGGCGTCATCGTCCAGTTTGGCGCTTCTCTGATCGACGCCGAACTTGGGATTGGGGGTGGCCTGCCTTCCGTTAAGACTAGCGTGGGCGCAGTTCTCTTTGTGGCTGCACCATTCGAGGTTTTCGGCGCGGGCGTCGGAGATATCAAAGTTGATGTGGTTGACGACCGGCTTGTTATCGGGGTTCGGAATGAACGCTTTCGCGACCAACCTATGGACCCGAAGCGTCCTTGTGACGTCTCCATCTTGGAGTGTCACCCGCAGATAAGGAAGTATCCAACCTCGCGAGGTGCGCAG